TTTCCTTTTGAATTTTGGTTTATCGTCTTTGAATTTGAACAATTCTTTTTCCTCTGGTTTCTTATAGTTGGATTTTCCGTTCTCCCCATTTCGGTATCTTTCTAAAGAATACTCTTTGCACATTGCGGGGGAAACTTCCTTTAAGAAATTATATAGGTTCATTCCAACACCACAATTATGACACTTATAAAAGAAATCATTTTTCTTTTCATAAAAATAACCTCTGGTTTTGGTTTTATTTTTTGCAGAGTCACCACAAATGGGACACCTACAGGCCGCAAGATTCTCTTTCTTCCAAGAGAACTTTCCAAGTTGTGGTGATATCATATTGATAAATTTCTTATCAATGTAGGAACTCATCAGATATTCCAATCATTAAATTTTTCGGACTTACTGGCGGTAGTAAACTTCTCATCAAAATGCTTACCGTCAAACCCTGAACCAAGTTTTAGTTCTTCTGTTTGATTTGATTGTACTAACCCAGCCTGTTCTAATTGTGGTGGGTCGGAAAACTTCATCTTTGCGCGATTAACATTTAATATAAACTTCCTATTTGTAAAGGTGTCATTATATCTGTTCTTCAATTGCTTCACCAACAATTGACCCTTTTCTTCAAGTTCTTCTGTTGAAATAAGCGCCATCATAAAGTCGCAAGTTGCAGGAAGACCAAAACTTTCACTTGTATCTTCTAAACCCATATCACTATTGTTAAATCCTGCACGATTCACTTGTGTTGCAGACCAAATTGGAACATCCTTTTCTACTGCAAGTCCACGAAGTTCTTCTGCAATTGATTTTACCATTTGATACGAATTAACATTCGCACTACCTTTGATTCGTGACGATGCACAAATATTCAAGTAATCGATAAAGATAATATCTGCTTTGAACTTCTTCTTCATTTGAAGTTCGTCAATCAATGCACGAAAATGGTTTGCATTTGCCGATGCAGTGGGATATTCCTTGATGATTAACTTACCTGTCATTTTGGATGAAATAGTATTCATCTTCTTATCATACATTTGCTTTGGAAGTTCTTTCAAATCATCCATTGTCATGTCCATAAGATTTGCATCTATTCGTTCTGCAATTCTTTCCTCTGCCATTTCACAAGTAATATAAAGAACATTCAAGTTCTGTGATAAACAATTTGCGGCATGATGACAAAGGAATGCGGATTTACCAACACCTGTTCCTGCCATTACAATGTTCAATGTTTTACTTGGTGTTCCACCCGCAGTAATATCATTCAAGAAGTCCAAGTCAAACGGAACTCTCTTTTCTTTTCTGTGATAAAAATCATATCGTTCATCTGCATCTTCAATGTAATCGTGACCAATATGGGTATCAAAAGAAACTGCCAGTGCATCCGACAATATATGTGGGATAGCAGTGTCAGTTTTATCTTTTGATTTCCCATCTATGATGTGAATCGATTCCATGATGGCATTATATACTGCTTTATCTTTGCAGAACTTTTCTGTTTCTGTTATTAACCAATCTATGTTAGCATCATTAGAAACAAAAGAATCAATAAGACCAGAAGTATTTTTATATTCTTCTTCGTTGAGAGTTGAATTCTTATCTAACTCAATACTCAGTGCTTCTTTGGTTGGTAGATTATTGAATTTGATAATGAAACCTTTAATCACATCAAAGACTAATCTCTCAATTTTACTATGAAAATATTCTCCCTTTATGAAGGGGATAACCTTACGAGCATATTCTTCATTGTATATTAAGTTTTGCAGTATGACCGATTCAACTGTCTTCATTTGTTACGGTTTCCTTTAGGAAATCTTCACCAACATCTTCAATTTCTTCTTCTAATACATGTACCAATACTTGGCCGAGTTCATTGATAAATTCTTGGTCTTCTTCTATTTCGTTTGGGTTTTCGCACAATCTGTAATCAAACTTTAATTCAAGTTCACCGTCTTTTTCATCAAATGCAATGCGGCCATATTGAATCTTTACTCCTTCATACTTACCCTCAGTCAAAATAACTGGCACTGGCTGTACTGTTGGGTCTGAATCATCAAATTTATACTTCGTCATCTGTGTTCTCCGTTTCTGCATCACCATATTTAAATTCTTTGGCAACTGCTACTTCTAATTGTTTCATCACATCGTCTGTGAAGTATTTTTCTGGGTCGTTATTGATGGACTTTTCAAATGCGGTCTTTCCATTCGGTAACTCTATTCGGGTGGATACCTTTTTGAAAATACCATACTTTACGGCAATCGGCACCAATCCATAATACGGACTTAATCCTGTACTATAATCTAACATGACATCAATCATTGAATTTTCTTTTGTCAATCTTCCCTTGAATAATTTACAATGAATTATGTTCCCAATAATATCCGTTCCTTCTTTTACCTTCTTCTTTGAAAGATAAATGATTGTAGACGCGGAGTAAAAGAGGCCAGATCCCCCTGACATTTTCTTTGTCGGAAACATTGAACCAATAACATCATATGTGTGATTGGTCATGACCAGTGGAATCTTTGCTTTGCCCAATTTCAATGTTAGAACTCGGAAGGTTGCTTTGATAACCTGCGCTCGTGTCATATCCTTTGTTGTCTTACCTTCAGAAGTATCTGACATTTCTTTTTCTGTGGATAACATTCCTAAAGAATCAAGAACAACAAACACTGGTTTTGTTTCTTTTGTTTCTATATAACTATCAACAATAGAAATTGCTTGGTGTCTAAAAGTTTCAACTGTTGCAACAGGGAAAATGGCAACCCTTGCAGGGTCTAATCCTCGTTCCTTAATCATATCAGATGTTACTGCTGATTCCGTATCAAAGTATAATATCATACCATCTTTGTTGTCATCAAGAAACTTCTTTGCCATTCCTAATGCAAAATAAGTTTTGCCTGTTGCTGATTCACCCGCTAGTGCCATTATTTTATTATTGGGAATGCCACCGTAGAGTGAACCAGACAACAGAGCATTAAATGCATAAGAACCTGTATCAATGAATCCTGTTACATCACTTCCATCAATTCCTTCTGAAGCAACGCCAGCATATTCATTACCAGAACTCTTAATAATATCTTTTAGAAAATCAGTCATTATTTTTCTTTCGTTTTGTCTGGCACAAATCCACTACTTTTGCATTTGCTACCACCACAACATTTCTTCTTTTTCTTTTCAATTTTCCCCTGCACAATTTTGCCATCTCGCACAATCACAGGTGGATTAGAGGGGTCATCACCCTTATCGGCAATTCCTAAAATTTCTACCCAACCATCAAATGCACGGTCTATTGTGTTTGCGATATAAGTATTTTCTATCATAATAACTCCTTTATTTCTTCTATAGTATACTCTAACTCTTTACATTTATCAACTATATTTTCATAAGTTTCTAAATTACAATTCTTATCTGATTGGCATTGTTTCAACAATACCTTTGATTCTTTCTGTACTGATTCTAATATATCTAGAATCAACTTTGCCGACTTTCTGGATAGTTCTTTCATTGTAAATGTTCCTCTAGTGTTGAAATGCCAAATGTTTTTAAAAACACTTTACTTCTTCTATTTCGTCTTCGTTTCGCCAAATCATACATCCATATAATTTTTGGTTCACCTGTTTTTACAATTGCTTTGCCGTTCTTAACATCTTCTCTCATCTCATATGAATATGGTCTATCAATTGTCAACGACCTCATATGATATGTCTTACCTTTCCACTCAACATATTTAGTGGGAGATGTCTTTCCCATATAGTGATAGTTTGCGGCCTTGTATATTGTTCCTACATGTCCTTGAGTTAAATCTGAATAAGACAATACAGTATCGTAATCGGTATTTGCTATGAGATATTTGGCTATACTTCCAAGAAACCAACTCTCACTATTATGTGGTGCATTATCCAAACACGCCATTCTTCTAATGTCAATACAATTTTTATATTTACTTTCGTGTCGTGGTTTTCCAAGAACACTACCACCCACCAATTCGTTCTTCATAAGCATTGCAAAACAAACACTGATACCACCACCCATGTGACCTTTCTTATAGTGAAAGTCTTCAAAGATATGTCGTATATCTGAGAAGTTACACAGTTGCATCTCGCAATCTTTTTTGTTTAACTTTCTCACGCAAAAAATCCTTCTAGTGTTTGAACTTCTTCCCAGTTCCATCCAATCTTTTCTAGAATTCCTTTGAGTGGTTGTAAGAATGCCTTTTCAAATTGGTGGTCATAGTCAATAAACTTCTCCAACTCAAACTCTTTTGGTAAATCATTAGGGAATGCAATCACTTGGTCTTGTCCTGCGACTCCACCCAACGGATTTGGTTTCTTGAGATGTACGAATTTGATTTTATCCCCATCCACAATCTTTCTATATTTCTTATGAAGTCCTAACTTATCCACATAGTGATTATAAATCAAACTGCCTTTTACTGCGATTGGTGTGGACTTTTGATAAATGTATTTGTGTGATGCATACTTCTTCATTCCGTTTACAGAACGAGGGAATGCAATTTCCTCTACAGAAAATGTTTTAAACTTCTCTCTGAAATCATCAATGAATTTAATGACCGTATCTTCATCTGTTGTAAGAATAAGGTTGATTGCTTCCTTCAAAGAATCTCGTACTACTTGTGGAGTAGAACTTCTTGTAGTTTCAATTCCCATAATCTTCTGCTTCGGTGGGTCGTAACGAACACCTTCCGAATCGTACACACGCATCATATATCTTTTCTTTGCCGTCCATACGGCCTTATCTGCAATGACTTCTCGTTCCATTGCAATAACTTCTGGACTTATCGCATTCATTGTTTCGGACAACTCTGCGTATTGTTCTTCGATGAACGGTGAAATTATTTCTTCGGA